GTAACAAAAACAATACATTTTTGTTATCAGAAAAGAACTTTTTTGAATGGCAAAGATATATTTTAAACAATCCATCAATAGTTACTGATAAGGCCCAACAATTAAAGGAGGATGTTAAAAAATATTCGTTAGATTTACTTTCAGAAAAAAGGTACGAAATATATAAAAATTTTGTAATTTAATATAGTATGCCAAACATTAAAGTATCTTTTGATAATATACATTTAGATTCTAACAAGCTAAAGGCTAAGAAACTAATTGCTAATGGTGATACTTGTTATGTTATTTCATCAATGAGAAACAAAGCGGACTTAACTCCAATGGCTAATTCAATCGGTATTCCTGAGCATCAAGTTTATGCTTTAGGCTCAATCGAAGCGAAAGCACATAAGATTAATGAACTTAATATAAATATCCATTACGAATGATTACACCAGAGCAATTTTTATCTAATGAATTAGAATGGGGTATCTCAGCAAGTAATGAGGCTTTTGTTGAACTGACAAGACAAACAGTAAAACAATTAGATATACCATTTAAAACTGTTTTAGACTTTGGAGCAGGTACAGGTGTTTATGCTGAAGCATATCGTAAAGCAGGTTATGAGACTTTTGCCTATGAGATTTGGGATGCACATAAAAACTACATCAAAACTAACTTTCCTGAACTTACAATAATAGACAAACCTATTACTACTGACTTAATGAACTTTATTGAAGTAGCAGAACATATGACTGATAAGGAACTAAATAGTTTATTCAAGTTAATCAAACCTGAATATATCTTATTTAGCTCAACATCTAATAAAACAGATTGGGATGCTGATTGGGGACATATAAACGTTAAAGAACAATCTGAATGGATTGAGTTCTTTAATAAGTTAGGTTATATATTAATCAAAGAATTAAACTATCCTACAAATTATACTAAACTATGGCAAAGGATAAGCAAGTAAATAATAAACAAACTTTTGGTAAACGTAAGATAGGCAAAGCATCTAAACGTAAATCACCAAAGGATAAACAAACTAAACAATACAAAGGACAAGGAAGATGAACGACGAATATCAAATGCAATATTTTTGGAAATGAAATCAGAAGAGTTTATAAAGAATTTACCTATTTGGGCAGATGAATATATTGATGTATGTTTAAACCATACTAAAGAAGTTGCAACTGGCTCAGGTAAGATAGTTAATCAAAAGGAAAGACATATACCTACAATAGCATTCTTTTTGAATATTTGGTTACCATTTAATAAAAAGGATACAATAGCAAGGGACACTTATTATACTTGGTTAAAGAGCGATAATGAGCTAAAATACGACACTATAAAAAAGATAGACGATAAATTTAACTCTTTAGCCGTTGATATTGTTGCAAATGAGGGTAAGGGTATATTCTATGCTAAGAATAAATTAGGTATGACAGATAGAGTAGAAAGTAAGAATGAAAATCTTAATAAGAATATTCAAGTAGAGATAATTAAATCAGATGCTCCAATAGCATCAAGTGAGAAAGATATAAGTTTAGACTAATGGAAGATGAACTAACATTAACTTATGAAATGTATTACTCTAAAGTAATGAGTGAGTTTATATATCATGTATTGAATTAATATATGTTTAAAACATCGTGCTTATTCGAAGCGAACTACAACGCAACTGAGGACATATTAGTCAATCAGGGCGGAAGTAGTTCCGGTTATTAACCCCCATCTAATGGTGGGGGGACTAAGGCAAAACATATTCTATCTTACAAGTCCTATTTACTAAGGCAGTTAGTGAATACAATGTAATTACAGTTGTAGGTGAATCAATACCTAACTTAAAAGCAGGTGCATTAAGAGATGCACTCGACATCTATAATAGTTCGGAGATATTAAAATCATTTGTAATAGATTACAACAAGTCAGATAGGATATTTACATTCCTTAATGGCTCAGTTATGGAATTTAAGTCTTATGAAGATTCGCAAGGTGCAAAATCCGGTAAACGAGATTACCTATTCATTAACGAAGCGCAAGGTATAAGCTATGACATATTCAATGAGTTGTATATGCGGACAAAGAAACAAGTTTACATTGATTATAATCCGAATGCAGAATTTTGGGTACATGAGCAATTATTGAAACAACCGAATACAAAGTTATTTATATCTGACCATCGTCACAATCCATTTGTACCACAAAAAATAAGAGATAAGATTGAAGGTCTAAGATTCAAAGACATGGAACTGTTTAAAGTCTATGCAAGGGGATTAACTGGCAAGATTGAAGGATTGATATTCAGGAACTTTGATATAATAGACGATGTACCGATTGAAGCAGAATTAATAGGATTAGGAATGGACTTTGGTTTTACACAAGACCCGACCACATTAGTAAAAGTATTCAGGCATAATGGTGAACTAATCATTAAAGAGTTAATCTACCAAACAGGATTGACAAACTCCGATATAATAAACAAGTTACATAATTTAGGTATAACTAAACAGATGCACATTATAGCAGATAGTGCTGAGCCAAAGTCTATTGAAGATTTAAGGCGAGGTGGTTTTAATGTCGATGGTGCAAACAAAGGACCTGATAGTATTAGAAACTCAATAGATACTTTGAAAGCATTTAAGATAAATATAACTCGTGATTCAGTTAATGTTATTAAAGAGTTTAGGAGTTATAAATGGGTTGATGGTAAGCCAAACGTTCCTGTAGATTATAATAATCACGGAATTGACAGTTTAAGATATGTGGCATTGAATAAAATAGGTAAGAATACAGGTAAGTATAGTTTTATGTAAAAAAAGAGGGCAGGAAAACATGAACAAACCCACCCCCATAGAACAACAAAACAACTTAACAAATATACACAAATATTTTATAAATATTGTAATTTAATATATATGAGAATACCAACATCTTATAAGCAACTTAAAGTAGAAGAGTATCAACAAATTGAACCATTGATTAATGGTGATTTAGATGACCAGGTAAAGATACTATCTATACTTTCAGGATTATCAGTTGCTGAGATTGAAGCCATTGAAATAAAGAAAGTTAGAAGATACTTTGTTTTGCTATCTTTCTTAAAGAGCCAAAAGTGGAATAAGAATCCAAAAAAGTACTTATTCATTAAGGGTAATTTATATAGAGCCACATTAGATGCTGAGAACTTAAATACTGCTCGTTATGTATCAATCAGTACTCTAATGCAAGATAATAAAGCAATAGAGAATTTATGTGATATCGGAGCATTATGTTATGAGAAATTAACCTGGAAGGGTTTTAAATATAGTGATAAATATCACAAAGAGTTAGCTAAGGAATTAAAGAAACAAAGCATTGCTCATATCTATCCGGTTGTTTTTTTTTGTTTAAGAGCATTACTTCACTTGAGCAAAACTTCGGTAGCTTATTTGGAGGCGGAGAAAATAATACAGGAGAGGATGGAGGAGATAATGGAATTAATCCAAGAGGGGATTTTGAACGATATTGGGGATGGCAACATATAATCATTGAAATGAGTGAAGGTAATCCAATAATTGAAGATGCTATTTATGAATGGGAAGTCATTAGGTTTCTTAATAGATTAAGTTACTTAAAAGAGAAAGCACAAATGCAGGAACATTTAAACAGAATTAAACTATTGAATAATGGCAGATAGTGTTCAAAGTCAGTTAAAGCAGTTATTAGATAACTTTGGGATTCAGTTAGCAAAGGATCTTGAAGTTTCAATGAATAAAGCTTTAAAGGATGGTCGTAAGCGTGGCAAAGGCGGACCTCAACAAGCAGCATTACAATTCAATCCTGAAATAAAAACAAGTAAGAGTTCTTTTGTTTTAAATATTAAGGCTTCAGGTGATTATTGGTATTATATAGAGAAAGGTAGAAAGAAAGGTAAAATGCCACCTCCATCGGTATTCGATAAGGAATACATGGCAAAGAATAATATCAGGGTGCAAGATATAATGCTTGATATTACTAAGGCTAAAAAGAAACCAAACTATCTAAAGGCAGTTAAGCAGTTTGCATGGATTATGGCCCGTTCAATAGGTCGTAATGGTATAAAACCTAAGCCATTTAGAGATAGAGTAATTAACGATGGTAGGATAGATAAATTAGAGCAAGATGTGGCCAAGATAATAGGCAAAGATATAACAATACAATTAACAGGAATATAAAATGGCAGTAGCATTATTACAAACTCCATCAACGACAAAAGCAACACCTGCATACAATGAGAATTGGTTTATTGCAAGTTCAACACAATTTGCACAACCTAATTTTAAGTTTACAATTAAAGTAACCGATGTAGCGACATCAACACAATGGACTGAGCATATAGAGCCTGTTTATGGTACTACAAATAGAGTTTACTTTGATGCGGCAGCCTATGCTGAGAAATACATGTCTAACTTCTTTAGTGGTAATACTTATGGATGGCAAAAATGTGTTGGTAGTTATAGAAAGATAACAGTTAATATCGGTGAAACTTATGGTAGTACACCTACCTACGCATCAGGAACTGATTTGACTTACAATGTATGGAATGCAGGATTAGATACTCAGACATTTGTATATTACAATGCAGATGATTATTTATATAACCAAACTACATCTAACTATAAATACTTAACTGCTATCGGTGATTTGAATGTTTATGAAGATAGGAGCAACTATGTTTATTTTTTAGGTACAGTTGGAAACACAACAGATTTACCACAATTAAGAATAAGGACCTTTGATGTTGATGGTAATATACTAAGTAACTCAAGTATTGCAAGACCATCTGCAACTACAGGATTAATAGCAGACCAATACCAATGTATTGATATCGGAGTTAAGGGATTGACTAATATAGCATCAGGATTAGTTACAGGTACTTATCCTATATTACCTGCAGGAACTGCTTCATATACCGTAAGAGAATTTACAAATACAGGATTGATAAGATGTTTTATTAAATGTGAGCCAAGATACACAGTTTATACTTTGCACTATCTTAATCAAAAAGGAGGTTATGATACATTGCATTGTAGTAAAGTAT